TGTGCCGTATTAAAATCAAAGTCATCACCACTAGCTGTAATCCTATTGCTTCTTACGCTTACAGTTGCACCGTCAGCAGGAATTATAGACCCACCCTGAGGAGTGGTTGGATTGGGATTAAGTGTGGTTGGTGTAGGTATTCTCAAGTACTGAGATATAACAAGACCGGTCCCCGACCCTAATGTTACTTGATTAGAATGTAGAGGAGAAACATAGGATGTGTCATCCCATCTGTACTCATTGTGTATCAGCTCACCCGAGTCGTCATCAGAGCTTATGCAAATCTGAATAAGGCTCATCTCTAATGCATCAGGGCAGGTTACCTTAAGGTCAATAGTCGATTCCTCTGTCGCACTTAAAGTAAAAAATGCCTTGGTTACACCAACCTTATTCTTGTTAAAAGTATAGCTTGCCGTTCCACCTGCAACAGCCCCACTGCTTGTGGTAACACCATCATACGTTGATTGAATGGTTGATGTGCCGGTTACATTGGTAACGTTGTACGTAACAGTTACAGTTCCCACCAACTCGGTAAGGTTAACACAAAAGGTTTGTGTACCCACTTTGTTTTTTACGGTGAATACTTTTCTGAAGAAACAGTTTAAGCACTCCTCCTCTGAAGGTAGTTTAACTGTGTTACCGCTTAAAACATACTCATTCATATACGGGTCGTATCCACCCAACTTCTGAGTGTCGAAGTCCTGTATAAATAAATCTCTGAAGTAGTTGCGCATACCCATCTCAGATATCACGGTAAGCTGTTCGTTCTGAGCATTTGAGCCTGATAGTTGAATTACTGCACCACGCTTGGCATCTGTAAAGAACTTGTTAGCTCCCCACTTAGCATAGCTCTCAGGGTTGTTGCTGTTTCCATAATCCTCTATACGTGCAATCTGTGTACCTAACACCTCAGGCACAGACGATACAGCACCACCACCCGTGGAGTCGGACAGTAGGTTCTTCTCTGTAAGTACGTAAGATATCTTATCCTCCTGCAGGGTGAGTATGTCTGTCTCTCTGCCCTCCAACGGTGTGATGGGTCCGTATACCTCCTCAAGAGCCTTGAAGTTTAGCAAGCCAAGGTTAAACTCGTTTAGTTTGTTGACATTAGACTCGTCATTGTATACTCCACTGTACGTTATATCTGCAAACCTTCTAATCTCTCTGTAATCCTCTGCCGAAGTAGTAGTTGTTCGGTTACCAATCTCAAGCGGCTTACCTATTATAGAGTCCTTAATCTTATAACTCTCCACACCATTACCAAATGCAAAGCAGTTAAAGAACTCCGTAAGTACAATAGCAGGTAGTGATGCAGTTTGAGTCTGCTCGTTTCCTGTGTGGAATCCTGTGGCTGTATCAATTGGATACGACGTAGAACTTTCATACCACACATCAGGTAAAGCATCCTGTGGCTGTGTTTCGAATACCAAGAAGTTATCAGCACGTAAAACACTAATTTTTAAATCAACACAAGCTCTTCTTTTAGGAAGACTTCCACATGACCGGGCACCGGTAACTATTAAGCTAACACTTCCATAGTTAGGGCTAGTATTCGTGTCGTTTTCTAAAAACTGCCAATGATTTTTACAGTTGTCTCCCGGAACATCGTTAGGACCCTGACCCAAAGAAGTTAATAAAATTGTAGGTAAAAAAACATTTTCAGGGTCACACTCACTTGGGTTATCAGTTCCTTTGGGTCCGTTGTTTAATAAAGCCGCTACGCCATCACCTATCCACCAATCAACAAAAGTACTGTAGTCTTGAGTAGCTGTAAGCTCTAAATCTAAATCAGGACCAAATCTTTTTTCACACGCAGAACCCGACCCCTTCCTTAAAAAATCAGCTTTTATCCTAATACGCGAACCCGCAGGTATAGTATAAGTAATAAAAGGAGCTGTTGTTGGACTATATGGAGAACTACCTACATTAGGATTATCTACAGAACCAATCGGTGTTGAAACTCTAGGAAAAAATCTTCTTCCTTTTTCACATTTAGAAACCTTACCCGGAGACACTAAAGGCAGTTCAGGTCTTTGAGTTGAAAAATTATTTGCACGCATCTTCATATAAACCCCCGCAGGTACATCAAGCTCTCTTCCTGCCGCATCCGTTGGTTTGGGTGATATAAAATCTGCTTGCTTCGCTTCTTTATCTAAAACAGTAGCTATCTCACATCTATTAAGTGAACCACTTGTATCTGTCTTTACAATCAACTCATCACCCACCTCACCCTTTCTTGAGTTTTCTCCCTCAAGAATAAACCATTTAGCACCTGCCACCACATCGTCAAAGAATAGATTAGTATAGATGGTCTCGTAAGTATCCTTATCGGCTTTAATACAAAACTTATACCTAGTAGCCCACGATGGAGCTAACTGCTGAACAGGTATTGTTACCTTTATCCTGTTGGTCAAGTCTGAATTTCCACACGGTACATGCTCTGTGTTGTTCTCGCTAACCAATGCAGTGCTAGAACGGTTAAAGTCATCCATATAGATGATACCTATCTCATACCCTCGATTACTATGTAAGCTTTTTGGATTACCCAAAGCTCGATAACTAGCACTAAAGTTAGATATCGTATAGTATTCAAAAGCACTACTTGCTCCGTCTTCATACTTCATAGCTAAAATCTGTAGCCCTATAATATTAGAGGTTGGAGAAGATATAATTTTTACAGGCTCAGGTAATGTATCAATACCGCTTGATGCTTTAGTAAAAGTGCTAAGTGTAGATGTTGATGCACAATTTAATTCATCAGAAAGTGTAAGACCATTACAAGCCTGAGACACATCTCTTATGCTGCTTGCATCATAAACAGAATAAGACCTAGGAAAAGCTGTAAATATATCTGCATCTAATGTAAGCTCAGTGTTAGCCACAGCGGTTACTGCTGCCTGCTGATTGCTAACGTTGTTTGTTACAAAGTCTCCTATCTCTACACCATTAGATACAAAGTTCGCACCTAAGTCTACTAATTTATTAGCCGTTACACTTGTATTGCTTCCGACAGACTTTAGTACCAACTCCCCTATACGTCTAATAAAGTTAGGGTCCTGTGCTAAATCATATACACTTGCAAAATCCTGCTGAAGAACATAGTCAAAGTTGATAGATGTTACAGGGGTTGTTGCACTGTTAAATGGCGCACCTGTTCCTGATGCTGTGGTATCGTGCTCTATTGAAAATGATATTGATAATTGAGCCTGTGCTTTTAGCTCTACACCTGATAGGTCTATCTGTGCAACGCAAGCAGTGGGAACGACGGTTCCATTAACTGTATAGGTACCTGATGTAATACTGCTTCCCGTTAGATTAACATCTCCCACATCTTGCGTAAAAAGAGATGTATCATACTCAAGCTTTACAGCATTTCCATTAAGGTCGGTAAGGTCGTACTGCTCCAAATAATTACCATACATTAACCTATTACCCATTAGTGTCTGAGCCTTGGCTAACTTAGGGACGTTATCAAAGAGCCTCAGTATCTCTGAGTCAGCAAGAATAGTAAATATTTTACTATTGCTAAACGTATACGTATAGTCTGTATTATCTGCTAATCCAATCTCTGACTTGTCAAGCTTCTCGATAACCTTAATTATCCCCGTGTTCATATCCTTGAACAGCAGGTCTACACCAACCACAAGCTCGCCTCCACTATTATACGTTATATCGCACACATTGGTTGAGTTGGTCATTCCTTCATTTAAAAAACTTTGCGTATCAAAGTCAAATGCTTTAGGTATAAAGGATGGATTAGAAAACTGTGATGTGGCGGAATACTCATTGTCTGCGTATCTATATCTGTAGGCAAATGATACAAACCTATCCTCTAAATAGTTATTCTCACTTGTGCTAGTAAGAGGTGCTATCGCAGGGGAGTTTATTGGTGGCTTCTTAATAACCAATAACTCCTCTGCTGTGAATTGGTCTATGTTTGTTATAGGTGCATCGTAAGACCTTGTGACGTTTATAAATCGTGGAGGGTTTCGGTCGTCGGTAAAAAACAACAGGTCGTCTACCTTGTTTATCCCTGTGATAAGATTTTTCTCATCAAAGTTTAGGGTTGTGTTTGTCCCTCCACCATCATCAATACTTATCACATGGTATGTTAATACATCACTGTTTGTATTGTATGACATTATAAGGTCAAGCTTTGCTGTAGCTCCAACACTAAAAGATGGGTCGTGAACAAACCAAAACAATGTCTCGTCCTCTCCCTCCTCAAATGCTCCTATACATCTAGCGTTTGCAGAAAGATTCGTTCCATCGAAACCAATGACAGTCAGTGCCTCATTACCTTTTGTGTTCTCAACCGAACCAATCTCAGAGTCCTCAGTAGACCCGAGCCTAACGTTTAAAGCATCTACATACTCACCATTAGGTAAGAGCCTTTCGTCAAGGCTCTTGTTCATTCTACCCTTTATAAAATTTCTCTGCGTATTTGCCATACTACTTTATCCATTTGCTTTGCCCTCTCAGGTTCATTAAGAGTCTGCCGGGATGTATATTGCTTATTCTAATCTTTGCGTTTCTTAGTAACGCTCCTTTACGTTTACGCGCTCTAGCAATGATATACTCCTGTACGTTTAGCTTTGAGCTCAGGATGGAGTACTCAATGTAAGCGTAGATGTACTCCTCGAATAATTTATTCAAGCTGATTGATGCATTGTCTCCACCCTCCATTCCATCTGACACATACTCAAGCACGCATACTTGATTAGCCATTTGAGAATCAAAGTTTATTACACCTCCCTTCTTGTTAATGGAGAAGGTAGGGTTGGCGTTTGCTGTTTCGGTGTTGAGTCCATATCGTGCTCCAATAGCGTAATCAAAATACCAATACCCATCACAACAGTATCCCTCAAGACCGTTGAAGGGATTGCCCGAGTTTAGGTATATAGATTTTTTACTGCCTGTAATTCTGTCAAAGTCTAAGTTTGAGTTCTCAGGGCTTAATGCATTACCGTCTTGGTCAAACAGTATGCGGCAGTTATTGTCCTGTAGGTATGCGCTACTCCAATTGGTTTGAATATTTTCGGTCAATGGGTATAGCATCCCATCTTTGTATACAGATATTCTAACCCAATTAACAAAATCAGATGGAAGAATGTATCGCAATGTATTGCAAACCGTAAGCTCAAGAATCTTAATCTCCTTGAACGCATCGTAGTTTAGCTCCTGAACACCACGCTTCGCGTGAAACAACACCTTGTATCGCTCCTCGTTGTTTACAAGGTTGTGGTTGCCCGAGTACATTAACATGAAGTTGTTTACTATATCCTCTAAGCTAACGTACTGATAGGACCCCCAATTAGCATCCTCGGGTGCGTTGCCATTGTTCTCGTAATATTGATATTGTGATATATAAGGCATTATGTTGTAGTTCTAGAAGTTACTTTTTCTTCTTGGTCTTGATACTGTTCGTCACCCTTGGCAAACTGTACAGCCGCTGCCTCTCTGATTGACATTCCCGCGTACTGAAGAATCTTCATTACCAAAGTTGGCTCATCATCCAACGGTAACTCAAAGTCTTGGAAGTCAGGTTGCGATTGGTCAAACACAGGCTCACCTCCTGTCAGGTTAACATACGTCCACTTAGGGTCTTTCGGATATCTTAGGTACTGACACCTTACCATACCAAACTGAGTAACGGTATTAGGATATAGCGTTAACGTATCTTCATTCTGAACGTAGGCAGGAAACATATTGGTTGGTGTTGTAAGCAAAGACCTATTGAGAAGAATAATTTTATCATTCAACACCTTCTCTGCCTCATTAACACCATACTGCCCATCGTATACTACATAGGTTTCTCCTGATGCAGGATTAGCAAATATGTTTGCGTTTAGTTTTAGTACACCCGGAGCACCTGTCGTAGGGTTTTCTATAACGGTAGCCGCAGCACTTGTTGCTGTATTAACAACAACATCATTCACCTGAACACCCAAGGTCACAAAGTTTTTTGTAGCATCTCGTAGCTCATTTACTACAGTAGCATCAGTTGTTCCTGCAGCTAACTGAGTTGTGTAAACAAAAACATTATTTATAAAGAAGTAGTCAAACCCTGTAGTAAGAGCAGTGGGTACAGAAAAATTGTTTCCTGATATATGACTTAAAAAATCTCCTCTT